CGACAGTTTATGCACCCAACCCTAAGCGCCGACCCTCAGGGGCAGCGTAGGGAAGGGGGATTATACCGTCCGGGACTAATCATCCCGAACATTTCTCCGGATCACATTGTGATCAACCCGGTACGCCCGATATGGGCACATCGGTTCGGAGGGAATTGCTTCATGTCCAAAGGACATAAAACGCCTTGGAGAATAGGATTTTCTAAGGTTCTTCGTGATGAACTCTGTCTATCACGAAGAGAAAGCGAGATTCTCGCTAATCGGGAACTCTCTTATATCAAGAGAGTTATCAGAAACCTAGATAGTCTTATAGACAATCTGATTTTATTCGATGCTGAACTTTTCAGTCGCGAATCAAAGAGTACCTATCAGGTTCTCCGAAAGATACTTCATGCAACGCTTAAAGTATCGACGTATTCGATCGATGATCAGATACAACAATGGAAGGATTTTGTAAATCACTTCTTTACACTTGTCTCAAGGAGTCAGGTGGAAAAACAAATTTCGTTACGAAATAATTGTTACAAATGGATCTTGGATGAAGATCCATTTAAATCGTATATTACCAATGATAATATGACGACTAAAAATTGGATGAGTGTTGCTCATCTAATCTCTACCAGGAACTTTGCTCCTGGTGGGAATTCTTCACGGCTAAAAGCTATAAAGAATTTTAAAATGACGACTACGAGTCATCATTTCGTCTCTGAAGAGAACCTTCAGAAACTTGAACTTGCCTCGTTTCGAGTTACAAGTATAGCTCGTCATTTATCAAATGACGCGAAACTTAGTGGAGGCCATGTCTCCCTAAATTCTTCAGGAACATTGGATGTTCCCGTCAGCAAAGGTGGTAGAGCCACGGATGCTTTAATCGATTTGAAAGAGTTCTTGGATTTTATCCCGGAAATTTCAGAAACGAGAGATTACCCATGGGGTAGTCTTTACTTTCCACCTGAACTTCGACGGTGGAGAGCGTTTGGCCGTCTTCAAGATGATGATGGTCCATTTATGAGTAAATCAAAATTTGATTTAATTGACCGCGAAGCAATGCTTAACGGTTGCGGAGAATACACAGGGTGTATGATCTTAACAGTAGCATATGAATGCTACCGGAAAAGCATTGGTGGTTCACCAATACCAATTCGTCAGGCTACAGTTTCTGAGCCTGGAGGGAAATCCCGAATCGTTACGACGGGACCTTGGTGGCTTGCTGTTCTACAACAACCACTTTGCCATGGGTTGCGCGAGATAATAGGTTATCATCCCGCAGCACACTCATGTATGCTCAGAGCAGATCAAGCATGGCAGAGCCTGCACGTGTTTGAAAAATGTTCTGATAAAGAATTGCCCGATGGGCATGCCATTTTATCAAGTGATCTCAAAGAGGCCACTGATGCAATTCCCCACGAAGTCGGAAAGAGATTGATCCGAGGATGCCTCGAATCACTCGGGGCCAAAAATTGGCTCTGGATTGTCGATTTAATCGGCCTGCGTACAGTCATCACTGATGACCTAGATGTTTTCACACTCCGAAGGGGTGTAATGATGGGTGAACCTTTATCAAAGATTTGCCTTGTTCTCCTTGGCTTAGCCATGGAGGAGATCGCTTTTAGCGAACACATGTCTCTTTCATTGAAGAGAACATTTACCCCGAAGGCTTCCTGGAGGGTTTTTCATTTAGGAGGTGATGATCATCTCGCTAAAGGTTCACGTAATTACCTCCGAGCAATTACATCCTACCATCGACTCTATGGGTCGATAGTTTCACCGTACAAGCATAGAATTTCTACGCGTGCGGTTACCTACACTGAAAAACTTTTAGTGTTTGAAAATCGAATTCTAAATATGCCAGTATCTGACATAAATAGAAATATCGAAAAATCAGTCTTTATTGATTCAATAAAGATTCGGTTACTCTCGCCTTTTACAAAGGCGACAGATACGATGAACGACAAGAATGTCGCGATCGGAAAATGTATTGGTATTACCAATACATTGCAATGGATTCCAGACAGGGCTTTAAAACTAACCCTGTTTAATAGAATCCGCTACAGGTTCCGCGATTTTATCGCGTCACCCCATCACCGCATTTTAAGTGCGGTTCAATCCTTACCTTCCATTTTGGGAGGTTTAGGCCTCGCGTTGGATACAGAGTATCTAGTCCGCTTACCGAAGCCCTTTAATAAAGCGCTTCGGGAAATTATTAAGGGTGGTTCTTCAGCTTATAAAGCGAGGACCATCATTAATCAAACCTTCGTAAATAAGAATTTACGAGGTGTACAGACTGATGACTATGTCACAACTCTGGTTACACAGTGGTTGGATTTTCCAACTTCTGTTAATGCAATGACCTTTAACGAGGCGGTTGCAGTTGTCGATCCCGATGGGATCAACTCATTCCGTTATAACCTGTGGCTATTACGGAAACGCAACATTGTTTCAATGAATGCGGTCCCACAAATGGCAGAATCTGCCTATGTTATGCGTCGACTCTTAGAGCAACGCGAACCCGGAAAATATTTCCGAACTGATAGCCTCTCACACAGAGTGTGGCAGACTTGGAAAGCTCTAGAAAATCTAGAACTTTCAGAATCAGATGAACCTCTCGCTGAGAAGGAACTCTGGTTAGCAACAAAGATGGCAAAGTCATCTTTGTTTATCGATTTAACGACGATGGGAACCATCGCCGTAGCTGATAGCACTGACCCATTATATGAGCCAGACGACCCATGGCTTGCAGCGCAATTCATAGATATCCCGTTTGGAGATTCCATTCGGTATGGTCAACCCAATATGGATGTTGACCTCGACAATCCATTGAAAATCAATGAATGAATAGGCAGAGGTTACTTCTATCCCGGAGGAGTATGAAGTCGACCTTTCGGTCTACCCCTAACCCTATGCTGTCGCAAT